GACAAAGTAAGATAACTGGAAAATGTTTTTCAAGCAAGGCAAATGGTCCGTGTTTTAAACTGCTTGACGAATAACTCTCACTATGAATATAAGAAACTTCCTTTATTTTTAAAGATCCTTCATCACATATATATTTTGTTTGCCCCTTGCCAAGTATAAAACAAGAATTCCTATTAGTAAAATGTTTACATATTCCTTTAATATTTCTATAATTATTTAACACTGATTTAAAATCATTTGGCAATTTTCTAACATCATTTAATATTTTATTAATTTTAGTTGTTTTTTCATCACAAAAATGTAATTTTGAAAACCAACAACTCATTAATGCGAGGAGTAAACACTGTGAAGTAAATGATTTAGTTGAAGCAACAGAAACTTCTCTTCCTGCGTGTAAATAACAACCACAACTAACATCTCTTGCTATTAATGAATTTATAACATTTACAACACCTATAGTAAATAAATTATTTTCATTTGCTATATTTATGCAACGATGCAGATCTTTTGTTTCGCCCGATTGCGAACATAAAATTAATGCAGTTTTACCATATTTCGGTATATCTATAGTATTAAAATCTGCACCATCTATTGCGTATATTGAATGAAAATTACATAATTCTTTAAAAAAACTTAAACTATAATTACAAGCATTTAAAGAAGTTCCACATCCAAGTAAAATAATATTATTTATATTTTTTAATATTTTTAAATTATTATCTAGTCCGCTTAATTTTACTGTATTGTTAAAAATTCTACTTCCATTTTTTGTTACAGAATTAATAGTTTCAATCTGATCATATATTTCTTTAATCATCCAATGTTTATATGGGTGTGGTGTTAGATGTTTTAATTTATTTTGAACAATGTTTAGTGTGTATATGTTTTTTGTTTTAATATTTATTTTATTATTATTATTTTTAATGATACATATATCATTATTATCAAGAACAAAATAATTATTTATCTTATTACAAAATCCACTTTCTTCGCTTACTATTAAGCATTCATTTTCTGTTTCACCGATTAACAACGGACTACCATTTTTAAAACAATATAATGTGTCTGGATTATAAAGAGACATCAAAACTATTCCCCACGTTCCTTCTAATACTGTAATAATTTTTTCTATAGTTTTTTCAATACAATTATATTCTTCAAAATAGTATGAAATTAAATTTACAATAACTTCGCTGTCGGTTTCAGAATAAAATTTATATTTTTTTTGTTTTAATTTGTCTTTAAGAATATTATAATTTTCTATTATACCATTATGAACTATAACAAAATTTTTGTTATTTGATATATGTGGATGCGAATTTTTATCTGTTTTTGATCCATGTGTAGCCCATCGTGTATGACCGATACCTATATTACTTTTATTGAAGTTTGGTATATTTTCTTTTAATATATTTAAAGCATTAATATTATTATCATATGCCTTTTTAACTATTTCAAATTGATTTGTTTTGTTATTAAAAACACAAATACCAACTGAATCATATCCTCTGTTTTGAAGTTGTAATAAACCTTCATATAAAATGTTATATATATTTTCATATATTCCCGCAATTATTCCGCACATATATATTACTCATTATTAATTAATACAGTATTTTCATTAACAATATTTTTTTTATCGTAATCATCTATTATAAATTGTGGCGGAATAAATTTACATTTTGATTGTATTTCTAAAATACTATTTTCCATAGTTTTAACAAATTCTTCTTCATCGGGAAGTTCAATTTCAAATAATAATTTTGTTATTAATTTATCGTATTCTTGTGCTGCACTTCCGTGTAATTCAGATTTTGTTGCATAATCACAACTTGCTGATATTGATTGTAACAATGTTGAAATAGAAACAAGAATACCAACAGATAATGAAAATCCGTTTTGAACATCAGAACCTACATATTCAGATGTAGAAATAAATGAAGCAATACTAGATAATGCGGTAATCCCGATTGAAGGGTACATAACATATTTTTGTAGTTTATTATAATAATTTGATGCATTTGAATGAGTAAATTTTTTTTTTCTTAACCTTTCAGTCATTATTTTATAGAATTTATTATTTTTATCCATTATAAATTATATTAGATAATAACTCATTTCTAAACCACTAACAATAAAACTATTTTTTTCATAAAAATTCTTTGTCTCAATGTTACAATTCAAAATAATTTTATAGCATTTTTTTTCTTTTGCTTTATTAATAAGTTCTCTTATTAGCATAGTTCCTAATCCTTTATTTTTATGTTCGTTGCAAATAAAGATATCCTCTAAATGTGCAACTAAACCATAATTATGTATTAATTTTTGTTCATAAACTATTGTTCCGCTTCCAATAATATCATTATCTTTTTCAATCACCCACACATTAATATTTTTTTCATTTATAAAATTACAAAAATTGTTATATAAGAAATCTGTTTTTCTAAATTGATTAATTAATTCATAATATTTATAATAATCTTCTTTTTTTAATTGTCTTATCATAAATATTATAAATTTAACTTTTTATTTCAAATTCATAAAAATTTAATTTACTAGTTTTAAAATTAAATTCTTTTATTACTTTGTCACCTTGTTCTATTCTACCAACCATCCCCCCATCTCCCCAAGAATCCATACATTTTATTTTGTATAAACCTTCTTTTAACGTTACTCTAATAAAATAATATTTATTTTTTGAGAAGTTTTTATTATCTTTTAAAATATTTTTATTATTTGAATCCAATATGTTCCATTGAGTTTCGTATTTAGCCCATCTATCACCAATAACAGTTATTTTTATTTCATATTCTTTCACATCTTCATTCACTTTATTTTTTTTGTGTTTTACATTAAACCTTATTTCTTTTTTGTTACCGGTTTCGAAATCAAATCTTGAAATTATTTTATTTGTTTTTTTACTTTTTATAATACCATTATTTATACCCCCATCACCATATGTATCATAAATAATAAGTTTATAATCTCCATCGTTAAGATTTAAATCCATATTTACTGTTTCATCACGTATATAAAATTTAATATTATTTGAAAATAAATACTTTTTATTTTTAATATCATATATATTCCAACTAGTTTCTGAATTGCACCATTTGTCTCCTGTCATAGATAATTCTATATTGCAACCAGAAAAAAGTGAGTTTTCTTGTCCCATAACAACGCTATTTAATAAATTTTCATTTGTAAACGTTAAAGTTGGTATTTGTTTAAAATCTCCTCCTTTAATATAATTATTTATTTGTTTAATTAATTGTTTACAAGTAAAATTAAATTCCATATCTTTTACACTTTTTAAAAAACAAGTTGTTAATACACCCTGATACTTTCCATCCATTAAAGCATCAATACTATACTGATCGTCTTTACAACCTCCTATTTTAATTATATTTGCTAAATTTTCATCATTTCTTTGTTGTACAATTCCTTTATTTAACGTATAAAGATATGGTAAATCAAATGGCGTTCCAGAATGACAGGCATCTATAATAGAAAAAAGAGTGCAGGATTTTGGAATTTTTTTAATTAAATTGTAATATATTTCATCGTCTGTAACAAATCCATTTGTTTTATAATCTATAGGAACAAGTAGTTCATTCTTATTATCGTTTTCACTTGATGAATATTCATAGTGCGCATGACCAGAATAACTAAACCACGCTTCTTTAATATTATTAGTTTTAATATAATTGATAAATAAATTAAAAGAATTTATTATATTCTGTTTTGTTGGTTTATAATTTGTATAATCAGTAAGAATAAATATTGAATCACTATCATAATTACATGTATTTCTTAAAAAATATTTAATATTATTCGCATCATTCACACAACCATTTAGTTTAATATCACTATTTAAATAGTTAATACCAATAACTAACGCAGCCTTATTTTTTCCATTAATATTTATAAATGGCATTATAATATATAGTAAGATAAAAAATTTTAATTAAACTTAAATTGTTTATCATAATCGTAAAAATATTTTCCACAAAACAAACTATTTGTTTTCCATTCTTCTGGCGATATTATAGAAAAATATTTTTTATTATTTTTTTCATATAAATAATAGTAGTTTCCACTTACTAATTTAAAACGTTTTTCAATTTGGTGTAACTGATTTTGAAAAATAGAATCTTCTATTATTAATTTTGCCTTATTTTGAAGATATGCTATTTGATCTGAAATTTCTTTAATTTTGCATAATTAGAATGATTTGCTTTAATAATATCAATCGTATTTTGATTTTCTTGTAAAGATAAAAATAAATTTTCTTGATGTTCTTTGTCTATGTTTGAAAGAGACATATATATATATTAAAATAATATAGATTATTCATAACAAACTTATTATGAATAATATTGACTGTCCAATTTATCTCATAAATCTTAAAGAAAATGAAAAAGGATTACTAAGAACACTTAAAGAATTAAGAAAACTAAATATTTTTAACAACATACAAATAATGGAAGCTGTTAATCGTGTTAACGCAAAATGTAATGCTTATAAATATATAACACACCAAGCATATGAAAATATAGAAGTTAATTTAAAATCAACAAATATATTACCAACATGGGGTGCGGTTGGTTGCGCTATTTCCCATAAGAATTGTTGGGAAGATATAATAAATAAGAATTTTAGAATAGCAATTATATGTGAGGATGATATTAAAATATCAAATATAGAAAAATTTAAATATGCATATTATGATTGTCTCTATAAAACAATAGGTTATACATCAAGTATATTCACAACATTTAATTCAAAATCAAATTCTACAGATTTTGGAAGAATAAATGGTTGTTTTACAGGTACTAGTTTTTATATGATAAATTTAAACTGTGCTATAAACTTACTAAAAATGTTTCCTATTGAACAACAGTTCGATATTGAAATCGGAAAAAAAAAATATGATATAGGTATTAATATTTATAATATATCGAATAAAGTTACTTCAATAACAAACTATGAACACCAAAGTTCTGTTCAATATTATTTTATAGAACTTGATTTATTGCTTAAATGTTTAAAAAATAATTTTCCAGTTGAAATAATAGAAAAAATTTATTACTTTACACTAAAAAAAAAGACATAAATTTAATCCATACTTATGGTTATAATTAATGAACGTGTTATAAAACTTATTAATTATATATATATATATATATAATTATGAGAAATATAACAAAAAAAAGAAAGGGAAAAAAATCAAAAAAATATTCATTTAAAAATTATAAAAAACAACGGGGGGGAGGGGAAAATGCTGATATTGATGTTGAATATACTGAACTAGGATTTTTAGGGACACGTATAGTATTTGATGGAATTAAATTTCCTGATTGTAGAAGAGGTTGTACTCCTTCAGGAGATGCCACACACGATGTGAACGCTCCATCATTTCTTAAATCAGGTAGTAAAGATCCCGCGATAACAAATAAAAGCAATATTGAAGATGCAATATTAACGTATTCGCCAGACGCAGCAAAAACTAGTACAATGTTAGATATCATAAAGAAAAATGGTGTAATAGAAGGAAGAAGTGATACAAATGATAGACTAGCAAGATGTGTAGTGATGGGACCATCAGGAGAATTAGACCATATGTTATTATTCAAAGATATTTATTCTGCTGGTAACAAAGAAACACGTAATATGTTTATAAACGGAAATTCAAATATGACTGATCCGGGTCCGCCGCCAAATACTTCTGGATATGTAAAACGTTTTGGATTTAATATGAAAGAATATTATGATAATGGTATATGTGGATTATTACTTAAAACTATATTTAAAGTTGATTTAGAAGAAGAAATTAAATTAAGTGCTGAATACGATATTGGACTGGTTGCCGACAAGCCCCTTGCACAAATAATTGATTTAATTGTAAGAGATCCAAATAATTTTTTAAAAACATTGAAGGACAATGGGAAATCTCTTGGAGATGTGAGAGGTTTAGTACAGTCAAAAAAAGACGGGGAGTATATGCCTTTATCACTAATTTTTACTTATTACTTGGGACATGATTTATTACTTGCTTATAGATTTGTTAGTTATTATTATCCAAAATATAGAAAAAAAGTTTTTGGAGAAGAGATCGGTGGTGTGCTCGTTGCGGGTGGTCCCGACCCAAACCCCCCCCTTCCCGCAAATCGTACTAAAAGTTACAATGGGCCCGATGATATTAGAGATTTAAATGATGATAATGAACCTTGGAAATATCTTTGCGGTTTACATCAAAAAATCCCGGCATGTGTTCATAAAGCAGCATATATTTTTTGGTTATGGTCAACAGATAGACATATTCCTAATTTGGTATTTGAGGATGGACATAAACCTCCATTCTTAAGTAGTATGGAAGTGCAAGTTGTAGTCGGTGAAGCAAAACGTTATAGGGTTCCAACCTATGGTGACTTATTAAGAAATGGAGATTCTCGGGAGAATGGTATGGTATTAAATATAGTATCAAGTAATTTAACGTGGGGAAAAAATTCTGAATATGTTTGTAAGTCTGCTGAAAAAGATCCAAGAATATCTAATTTTTATAATAGTAAAATATTTAATACAGATCCACCGCCACCCGCCGCTGATGCCGCTACCGTCGAAGACACTAGATTTAAAAATTGGTGGAAGGGAAAGGATCTTATACGGAAGGGAAAGGATCTTATACCCGAAGATATTAGAGAAAAATATTTTAAAACTTCTGATCATCCAACCCATGGAGAACTTATGAAGTTTAAATTCTATTCGTGTGTAATGGATGGTTATCAAGTTAAAAGTGGAAAATTACCAACTAAATTAACATTAGG